AGAAAGCTTTCCCTTCTGTGGACATAGCTGCTTTGACAGAGAAGAAAGCTATTGCTTTATACAAGAAACACTACTGGGACAAATTCAAACTGGACGATTTCCCAGAAGAAGCTAGAAGAGATGTGTTCTTCAACGTAGTGAACTCTGGTGCTGGCGGGATTATTGGTTTGCAAAAAGAATTGGGGGTAGCCACAGACGGTAAGGTTGGCCCTAAAACTATAGCAGCCTTGAAGAAGTACAAGGGGGATATACCTACTGCCATAAAGAGAGGCCAGATAAAGCGTTACGTAGACATTATAAAGAATAATGACTCTCAAAGAGAGTATGCTAATGGCTGGATGAACAGAGCTTTAGGTTCAGATGTATTCTCTGGGAGAGGAGAAGATATAAGAAGTCTTCCTTTAGACAAGATGCAAGAGACAGCTCTTGCTAAGCTTGATGAATTGTCTGGTGATACTGATGCCTCTTTTGTTGGGAACGACACCACCACACAGCACCATAGGCCAGCTCCTGTACGAGAAAGCTCTGTAAGCCTGCCTGAGGGCTTCCCTGAACAGTTCATGGCAATGATGGGGGAAGTTGTTAAAGCCTCTCAGAGCCGCTCTCAGGAGGTCTCAGAGCCATCTACAGAGCCTGATGTGCTTAAAGGCAGAGAGGCTGCACCATTTGACCCTGAGCTAGACGCCTTTATCCAAGGTGTAGCTGAAGTTAATGTGCAAGATGAGCCTGAACTTAACCCTGAGCTAGATGCTTTCATTGATAGAGCAGTAAGGGCTATGGGTACGGAGGAAACCGAGGAGCCAGTATATGCAGAAGAACCGCAAGGAGGTCAAGATGACAGCAAAGACCCGATCTACGGACTCTTCTGAGGCTGTTAAAGAAGAACCTGTAGCAGTAATAAGGGGCAGAAGGGTGGAAGATGAATTACGCCTGAGAGAACTAGAATTACAGACGAACTTCCAGATCAGAACGCTGACCGAATCTCTGAATTTACTAAAGACAGACTTCATGTCTTGGAGGGATTCTCTTAATGAGAAGATTTCTAAGGTAGATAATGAAGTAGATGGGCTAAAGACAAGGATCACCATCGTCATTGCCCTTATTGTGGGGCAAATGGCAGGTGCTCCAGACTTCTTAGTCAGGATGCTTGGAGGTATGTGATGTTTACTTCCAGCTTGGTGATAGGCTTAGTGACAACTGTGTTAGCATGGTTCGCTAAGCTTGTCACTATGAAGATGCAGAACAGCAGGGCATTGAGAGAAGCTGAGTTGAAGGCTTTGAATGCCAGAGCTACTGTCACTAAGGATGTGAGGGAGTACGAGAACAAGGGGTTCCAGTACACACGTAGGTTTATAGCAATAGCTACTACGATATGTGTTATGGTTCTCCCCTTTGCAGCTGTACTATGGTATCAGTGGATGTATCCTATAGATATTATAGCTGGGAATATGCAGCCTAGTATATACTTCGGGTATGATGTGGTTGATAAAGGTTTCTGGCCTTTCACATCTGACACAACCACTACACATTGGAAGGAGTTCAATGGTATTGTTATCACACCTTGGCATACGGATATGTTCGGATGGATAATGGGCTTGTACTTTGGTGACAGGCTAGGTAACAGCAAGCACTAAAAAGAAAACCCCAACTGGAGTAATCCGGCTGGGGTTTTTTATTATCTGTTGTAAACAAAATCTTGTTGAGTCTTGATTGTCCTGTCAGAATACAGAGTCTTCTCTTCTAAGGTCATGTTGTAAGGCCACTGCTTAGGAGACAAGCCACCAGTCTGCTTACGGTAATGCTCTTGTTGCCTTCTGTTTCTTTCTTTATTGTCCATACCAAACTCCAGATAAAAAGAAAGCCCCAACAGAACTAACTGAAGGGGCTATCCTAGCCTACACAATTAAGCTTCGGTCTTCTCCGCTTTCTCTTCTTCGGCGGGAGCTTCGCCGTCTACCTTGACCTCGGTTTCAGCAGCACCGGACTCAGCCTCTGTGCTATCACCCTCGGTCTCAGTAGCACTGGTGTCAGCAGCTACATCCTGTGTAGCTTCTTCCGGCTCAGACTTATCCTTGCCTTCTTCACCAGCGGAATCCTGTGCTTCAACTGCCAGCTTCATCAGCTGGAGTGTAGCTGCCAAGCCTGCCTCTACTTCTGGATTAGCCTTAGATTCCTTCATGGCATCAACCAGATCAGACAGAAGATCGGTGCGGAACTCAAGAGACTCTGCTGAAATCTTATCAGCCAGCTCTTTCATCAAGTTCTCGTCGTTGTTCTTAGCAGCTTCTACAAATTCTTTAATAAATTCTTCGGTGTTAAACATTCGGTCTACCTTTTAACAGAGGTTATAAAACATTGTACGATATTGGGTAATGTTTGGTTCATTTTTTATGTCATCCCAAAGCCCATAAGAGTCGAATACATCTTTAACAAACTCTAATAGGTCTTGGTCTATGGCTTCGCAGCTAGCCACATGTTCATTCCATGTATCATATGCCATAGCTAGGTGACGCCAGTCATCTTCTTCAAGTCCGTGAGACCTACGTCCATTCATAGGAATAGGAGGATTACCAATGCTCATCACCCTCTACCCTCCACTGACAACCGTCTTCTTGGTTGTTGTCTCGTCGCTCAGATGATGCTAGAGCTTGGTCGTAGTCGTGCCAGATTTCATCTGTTCCGCCATGCTTAGCTGTTTCCCATACGCCAAGCGTACCATCATTATAAATCTTGGCCTTCTCCAGCCGGTACGTCTTCATACTTAAACTCTCCGGTACGTGTCCAAGCTCGGCTAAGCTCTCGTTGAGCCATCAAGCAATCATTCTTACGCTTGAAGTCGAAGTCTATTGTTTGCTCAGGTCTCTTGAGCTTGACTGTGAACCTGTACCATAGCTCCCCTACTTGAACACACTCCCCTATATGGTGTATGTCCGACAGATCAAACCCTTGATCCATAAATACAATACGATCAGGTGTCCAATCTTCTTTAGGTTCGAGAGGAGGAGGAATCTGGAAGAAGGTCTTAGTCTTTATGTCAAGTCTGTTAGCCATGTCTTAGGCAACCCCTTCTTCAAACAGTAAAACCTGAACCCATTCTTGCTAGCCCACTCTCCATGTGTCTGTTTAGTCCCGTCCTTGCGACGCTGAGCGAAGGGCATGGGTTTGTCAGAGTCTTGGAACAAAAAGATTAACTCTTGTTCGGCTTGGCTTTTGTTACCCGCTGCTTGGTCTTCTTGGGAGAGGCTTTCCCTGATGTCGATGTACTTGCTGGCTTCTTTTCTTTCACGAAAACGGCCTTTGACTTCGACAAGAATACCTTTAGTGCGACCACAACGTCGGCTTTTAGTACACTTACAATCTTTTTCCAAGCAGATTTCAGTGACGAAATCAGGCTCATAAGAATGCTTTGAAACATATTGAATCCTCTTCTCAGGGTGATACGTACACCCCTTTAATTCGTTTTTATGAAGTTCATATTCAAGATAAGAGTCATAACCCGCAGGGATTTTCTTCTTAGTCTTCTTCCTTTTGGTGCTCATAGTATCCACATGCTGTAGAGCCACCATCGTAACGGTTGAAGGGAGGAGTACGCAGGGTAATACTCCTGTCCTCCCTTTCTAGGTAGCGTTTGCAATGCTCCTGCTTAGGGCAACTACCGCCGGTACAACCTACATTACGGTAATCACTGTTCATTCTCTAACTCCAACAAGAATAGTTCTAGTCTGTCGTGTATCTCGTTTTCGGGGAACATGTAGCCACCAGTTTCAGGGTGTGTGTCCGGCTCCTCCCGAAGCATCCACAACAAGGCTGCATTCTCCCCTATGAACCTAGGAGCGTATGAACCAAAGCGATCTTGATAGGCTTTGTACACAATGTCAAACATCAATCGCTCTTCGTCACAACTTTCCACGCGCTTGACAAGCTGGCTTGAAGCTCCCACGCCATACAGACCAAGGATATGATCGGAAACATCACCAGTAAGCAACTGCCTATAAAAATGTCTGATAGAGCTTTGACTGCTCTCATACCACAGCTTCTCTTTTTGTTTACCACAGGCCCAGCTATAATGATTACCGGGGATCATGTTCAAATCTTTATCTCTGCTGACAATTACAGTCTCTTCAAACTTAGGGACACTGTGATTGTTGGAGAAGTTGAGGTAAGCATACTTTCCGAAGTGTTTAATAGCTGCGGCATCATAGGCTTTTGCAGCTTCACTCTCTGCCTCATAGTACCCTAAGTGTATGTACTCGCCATCACAGCGGATAGATGCAGCCCAAAGACCAGAAGATTTGTGCCAAGACACCCCTTTGTAGACAGATGACCCTTTTCTTGGGCCGCTGTTTCGTATGTTCTCTGTACGAGAACACGCTCTAAGATTGCAACGTCTGTTATCTAGCGTGTCCCTGTTTATGTGGTCAACAACTTGGCTTTCTTCGGCTTCTAAAACTTCCTTGTGTAGGTATATGGTACTATCTTTAGTATACCTGCAAGGATACCCCTTGCTGTCCATTGACCAGTCGTATGGAGATAATCTTTCGTAGTCTTCCCAATCAAGTATTGTGTAGCTTCCGTCCTTCAAGTAAAGCCTTGCGCCATGTTGAGTGAGGCATTTCATCTGCTCAATACCCAACCGATCATCAGCCTCGATACCGTACTGTACCTCAGCATCCCAGCTATCAATCAGATGCTGGCGGATACGCTCCCAATGGTAAGGCTTCTCTGTCTTGCGGTGTCCTTTGTAAGGCTTGATAGTGGCAAGATCAATACGGAAGTTAGTTGCAGAGTCAGTGAGATACAGGGCATAGCTGTCAGACTTGGTTGCTTCTAGTATCTGGTTGATCCGGTCATCCACCATAGAGCGTACTATCTCCCACTCTAATGGTTTGTCAGGGTCTTCCAGCTGTACCATCCCTCCAAACTCATATGCCAAAATATCCGCATCTAAAAGGGCTATCATTTTGCGAACTTCCATATGCGTTTAAGGAGCTGGTAGTACTGCCGTTGGCATTCTCCTAGCACTCTGGTAGTAGAAGATTGAAGGGCAGTAGTATATACTACCTCGGTAGGTAGGTCAGCTGAATCAATCTTCGCATACTTCCTCAGCTTCTTTGCTCTTGAACCTCTCACCTTTATTCTCCTTACGATACTTGATAATAGCTTTTACTTTCTCGTCCCTTGCCTCGTACATAGAGTCTCGGAACTTTAAGAGTGAGTCGATAAGCGTATCTAACTTGTCAATACGACTATGAAACATCTTAGGAGAGGAGAAGTAGAACTCAAGACCGATCTTACGAGAGCAATCAGTGAGGTCTATGCCTGCATCTACTGTGGTTGTTCCATTCTTGCGAGACTGATGTGTCTCAACGTCCCAGCAAATAGAGCCACCTTGATTCGGCTCCATAGTCAGGAACTTTTTATCGACTGCCTGATAGATACGCATATCATTCACCTATTATCCATTAAATACCCAAGTACTATTAGCTTCGGTAGAGGTCTTTACGTCCAGATCAATGGCGGCTACCTCAACTACACGCTTAGTGTACGACTCAAGACGCACAATCGGATCGTGAGGGAACTTGTCATTCTCTGCACGTACAGAAGGGAGCAGACGAGCTTCAATATCCCCAGCGTTAGCGAACTTCTCGGTGTCTAGGAAGTGTACATCAGTACCCCAACCACCTACCATGGTGGCCTCTTCTCCAGATTTGCGGATAGCCCGTACATAGTACCGGGGTTCGTCCTTTTCAAGGTCACTGATCATTGTCAAGATAGATGTTACAGTCATAGTGTCAGTCATTTTAGAATCCTGCCTGTTCTGCGATGTGGAACAGCAGGCCAACAATGCCCACTGCTGCGATTGCTGTATAGGTAGCTGCGATAACGATTGTCATCGTTCTGTCCTCTGTTTGTGTTGTTACCCTTTGAGCGAGACTCTCGTGGGGCAAGGTGCCTATCTCCTTTGCCCGCAATAGAAAGGCAAAACATCCAGTGACGAGAGCCGCCCTCAAAAGGTGCTGGTTTTTGTAATGCTGGCCAGCAACAGCAGCGCCAGATATGGATCACCTTAGCTCGCTACTCTAAGGCATTCGCTTCGTCGGAGCGTACCCGAATCCTCCGTCCAGCGACTTTCTATCCCTAGCTCCACATTGCCTTTACACACTCTTACGGTAGCTTCACAGTGGGGCAAAGCATCGTTGCACAAAAGCATTATCTAGGGGGTAATCTTAGAAGGGAATGTCATCATCTGATACGTTATCAACTACTGCTTCTTGCGCGTACTGTGTAGGTGTAGTACCTTCCAGCATCTGCTGTACCTTAGAACCTGTGTAGTTGACAGCCTGCTTGATCTGGTCTTGACGGAACTCAGACAGCTTATCAAACACTTCCTTGCTGGGGTTGTCGTAGTCAAAGATGAATACATCACAGTCAGGTTCAGCTACTTCAAAGCCTGCCATAGGACGGGTAACATTGGTGATGTTCATTCGGGTAACACCCTGAACTACCTTGTGACTGATCTCAATCATGCAAGGCTTGCCGATAATGTCTTCCCAAGTAGCACCACCGAGAGCTTTAACATACTTAGCTACAGTGGAGTCAGGATTGGAAGTCTTGTTCAACGGAAAGGTCATCATCATCCGTTGCTTCTGCTCACCATCAATCTCGATTGTCTGAGAAGGGATTGTGAAGGCAAAGATTACTCGGCTCTTGACGCCGTACTTATCCTCTTGGTCGCCAATCTCGATGATACGGGCTAATCGTGCCGGGTATACACCCTCTTCGATTACTTCCTGTTGCATCTGTGGCATTTTCGGTTTGTCGTTGACGTTAAAGGCCATGCTATTTTCCTCTTAGAGTGTTGCCTTGTATATTATTATACGATTCATATGCTAATAGGTTTCAATTAATATGCTATTAGTGCGTGCTGTACCATGAATCACCTATCTGTGCCTCACCTACGATAGGACACAAGCTTCCAACGAATACCCCTGCGTCTTTCATAGATTGTTCAAGTATCTCAGCTACACGAGGCGCATCGTCTTTGTGAGCAGTGAACTGGAACTCATCATGCTGCATGGTAGCGAACTTTGCACGTAACCCCTCCCGCTTGATACGGTCGTAGGTATAGCACAAGGCTACCTTCATAAACACTGCTTCAAAGTTTTGCAGTAAGTACACCAGCAGCATGTGTTCCGACTCTGCGTAGATACGTGTACCATCAAGTCCAGTAATGAAACCGTGTTGCCTGTAAAATTTAATAAGGTGGGCCACAATCTTAGACACAAAAGGTACGGCTTCATCAAACTTTTTCCGTATCTTCTCGGTTTCACGTATACTTTTTCCGAGCTGGTTGGCAGTCTTAGGCACTCCTGCGCCAAAGAGGTATCCATAAAAGATGCCTTTCGATTCGTTCCTGCTAACGCCTGAACGAACTCCATTAAGCGTGTGGATGTCATCCCCTTCTCCATTATCAGCAGCCACCAAGTCGTTAATCATTTGGTAATCATTGCAGACCACAGCTGCGTAGTGAGCAAGGCCACGTATCTGAATCTGAGAGGCATCTGCACCTACCACCCTCCAGTCTTTATCACCAGCTACGAATACCTTACGCATTGGTTTCCAGAACTGTCCCTTCTTAGGTGTGGGTACGTTGGCTATGATACTGTGTGTCATTCGCCGTGTGGCTGCGCCCAAGGTATTAACCACTGAGGGAACAGTGCCATCTTCTCGCATGTTCTTGAGGAACCCTTGGAGTTGGTTCCTTTTGTGGGAACACTTGCGTCTGTAGGCAATGAGCTTGCCTGCGACACCGAGTTCTTCGAGCGAGTCCAATGAATCAAGCGAAAGTTTTGGAGACGTTTTAATTTTGTTACCAAATCCATCCTTGATTTCTTTGCCTCGTTTATCCTTTTGATAATTCCATTCAGTTGGCTGCCATCCATTGTCTAGTAACCATTTGTTTACCTGAACAGCAGAGGCTAGGTTGATGGGGTTCCACTCCACACGACAGAAGGCTCCGTCTACTACATCAACCTCGTCACCGTACCAGTCTATGACTGACTTAGTGTAGTCTCCATTCATCTTGAAGACTTTAGTTACATCTACCCCTTTCTGCTTAGGCTTGGGTGGAATGAAGGGCAGTACTGCTGCATCTACCCAATCAATACGTTCTTGCAGCTGAGAGACTTGTTTGTTGCATTCCTCTACATCAATAGGGAACCCATTGTCCGCCATCTCTCTGCATATCTTAGCTACCTTTAACTCAAGCTTAAGAGCATCATTTACTGTCAGCTTTGTAGTAAAGGTTTTGTTCTTCTGACTCACGCTCCAACTCCCACAAGATTAGCCTGTTGATGATAGCGTCCTCATTGCAACGGATACGCATAGCGTCAGTGTACTGAGACCAGTCCTCATGCTCAGGCTTACCTCTACCTAACCTGTAACCCCAAGCTTCAACAGAGTGTGTTGCATTCCCTGTGTATCCTTGAGGCTTAGGTCTCTTGGGATACAACATACGTGAGAAGATAACTGTATCAACGATCACCTGATGTGACTTAGGCTCCCATCCGTACAGTTTCTTTAGAAGAGGAAGGTCATGACCAACCCAATTATGACCAACAAGAACGTCTGCACCATGCAGATGAACCAACGCTCTGTCAATATCATCAGGGCCAAAATGCACCACTTTATCATCGGTATCCTCGTAGTCTATACTACTAACACACCAGCATTTAGTAGCCTGATCAACAAACCCATCACTTTCTGTATCAGCTATCCTGATTATCGGCATCATCTTCTCCTGTGTCATACTCATTATACGTATCAGTAGAGTAGAAGTTGTAAGCTGATTGAAGTACTGGTTGGTTTATTGGTGGTAGCTCTGTGGATTGAGGGCAAGCCTGCATCATATAGCAGGCTCCCTCTTTGCTTGTGGTCTCTACCCCTTCCGGGGCGTAGCACCATCCACAGTCGTTGTATTTGCAAGGCATTGTTCGTCCTCCAACTCCTGATCCTTACGGAAAGCTTCTTCAATCTCTCTAGGATCAGTCACAACCTCCCTGTTGTAACTGCCCTTACCCTTCTCAGGTTTATGAGTGTGACTTTTCTTGAAGTAACTCATTAGTATGCTCCGTAATTACTAGAACCTGTAGTTTCCTTGAGAACCTTGACTAGCAATGTTCCTTCGCCTTGTTGACGTTTCACCCGGAACACATACATGTTACCTTCAGCGCTTACAAGGTGCTTAGGCTTAAGGTATACATAGTCCCGATCACCTCTGGCCATACGCTGGTTGAAGGCACCCTCGGCTTTTTCAATCTCTTCTTCAACATCAGGATCATCGCACAGTTGCACAGAAGCGCCGTGGTCTGCATGGGGGAACCTGTGCTTGTCGTCAACGAAAGGTACATCCTTTCCTGTGGCTGCGTCAACTACCTCAAGCACAGTCATAGAGGCTTCACTAGGCTTACGCATTACCTCTACGTTCAGGTCTTCTGCCAGCTCATCAATGTCACCACCGTAACGCTTGTACTCTGTGATAAGAGCCTGAAGTACATCGAAGCTGAACTCACGTACAATCTCTCGACGCAAGAGAATCTTAGAAATAGATTCCTCATCAACACCTTGAGCCTTGCAGTACTCTTCGATCACCTCTACCTCAAGCTTATCATACTGGAAGTGATACCAGATACGGCCCGGACGGTTGATCATGTACTGGTTGACATCGTACTTGCTGTTCTCAGTCAGCAGCACCATGCGCTTAGATGCACCTGATCCATCGAACAAGGTAAGCATGTCGTCTTGGTCATCTTCACCGTCCTTGAATCGCTTACCGAACTCATCGAAGTAGACAACACATTCACCCAGCTTCTCGATAAAGCCACACAATGCATTGGTTGGGAAGTTACCCTCTACCATAATAACAGGCAGACCTAACTCTTCGATGGCACGGTTGGCTACAACGTTGCTGAGCATTGTCTTGCCCGCACCCTTTGCCCCGCTAAGCAGTACACCAAAGGAAGCTGATGTATCTTTGTAGCTGTTGAGTACCTTCTCAGCTCGCTTAGAAACTGAGCCGTATAGAGTATCGGGAGTCTTAAGCTTAGCTCCACGAACCTTAAGATAGAACCCTGCCATGCCTAGTCCAACTGAGTACACAGCTGGATGAAGCTTGGTTTGGATGGCATTGGTGTCAAAGTCTACCAGACTTACGATGTCGCCTTG